TAGCCCGCCTGATTCAGGGCCGGTGATGGCACCAAGACCGATCAACTTCTTGCTTTTCCATTTGTCAAATGCTTGTGGGGCGTTGTTTAGTTGCAGAACATCTTCCAGCATCCTGCCGGCCCCGCTGCGATTCCAACCATCCTCAAAACACACTTTTGAGTCGTCGTTTCCGCCTGTTAGTGCATATCGCCACATCTCGGGAGCACCTGTTAGAAGCGCTGTCTGGTCGTCGCGAAGCATTGCTGTGGCCTAAAGGACTCGCGAACTATACACACAGCTGACCGAAGCCGGTACACTTGCAATACCTGACTAAGTGCGGTATGAAGTGGCTGAACAATCTTTTTGCCAAGCGCACCATGCTCTCAACCGAAACCGATAAGGCGACGGAACCATTGACCTATTTGGTTCGGAAGGAAATGATTATTGAGTTGCAGGAACAGACCTTTCGGCACTTCTCTGCCAAAACTGTGGGCGAAATTACAGCCTGGGCATTGATGCTTTCTGAGCTGGGCGATGACGCACTAGTAGCGGTTTGGGAGATTGAGTGTGGTTGATCAATTACTGCTAGATGACCTGGGTGAGTTAGGGATTGATTTTTGTTTAGATATGGAGACTGCTTTAGTCCCGCTGTGTTGGCAGGGGCGGTCCCATCAACGCCTGCTGCAGTTCCACAGTGATAAATGTGAAAAGTGGTACGACCTGCAAACGTGGGGTGATGATCAGTGGGAAACGCTGAATGTGTTTTTGGCAAATAAGGAATTAAATATTTACGGTCACAACTTGGCGTTTGATATTAAGTGCTTGATGGCGTCGGGGGTGGAGGTGCTGGGGACGTTGTACGACTCGATGATTGCGTCGCGGCTTTTGCATCAGGGTAAAGGGCAGGTTAAGCACGGTTTGGGGGAGGTGGCAAAGCGGGTGCTTGGCCGGGTTATTGATAAATCGCTGCAGGCGCAGGATTGGATGGCTGCGGATTTGACCCCAGCTGATATTGCTTATGCGATGACGGATGTACGAATTACATGGGAGTGTTCACATGCTTTGCATGAAGAGGTGCATTCCACGGGGTTGGTGGAGGTTTACCGCCTGGAATGTGCGCTGATTCCTGTTGTGGCCCGGATGGAACTCAACGGTTTGTATGTCGATCAGCAGGTGCTGCGGTCTGCCGCAGAGTTCTACACCTGCTCGAAGACCGAAGGGGTGAATTTTTATATGAAGTTGTTGGATGATGAGCTGCAGGCTGCCGGGCATCCGGGCTTACCCCGGCTGGAGTCGGGTGAGTTAAATCTCAACGTAAAGACCTCGGGTAGTGTGCGGCTGGGCACGAAGGTGCTGGCCGGTTTCAACTGCAGTTCGGTTACTCAGAATGCAAATTATTGGAAGGTGTTGGGGATTAATCCTGTTAATGATGTGGGTAAAGTTTCGCTTGATAAAAAGAACTTAGCGCTTTTCCGCCATTATCCCGTTGTGCGGGCCTATGAGTTCTTTAAGAAAGCGGATAAAAGAGCTGCTATGGCTCTTAAGTTACAAGAACATGTAGCTGGGGATGGGCGCATTCATGCGCAGTTCATGCCCCTGCAGACAGCGACGGGCAGGTTTTCGTGCTCGAACCCCAACCTGCAACAGATCCCGCGAGACCCTGAGTTCCGCACTGCGTTCTGCCCAGCTCCGGGCATGGTGATGGTCCAAGCGGACTACAACGCGATGGAGTTGCGCTATCTCGCTGCTGTAGCACGGTGTGGGCCAATGCTGGAGGCGTTTAATTCGGGCAAAGATCTGCATACTCGTACTGCTGGCTTGATGTTTCAGGTGCCTGATGCCAAGGTCACGAAGGATGAGCGCACTGCTGCGAAAGCCTGCAATTTCGGCCTGGCGTACGCCGCAGCGCCGGGGGGTTTGCAACAGTATTTCGCAACATTGGGGCTATACATTAAGAAAAGTGAAGCCATTGCGTTTCATGCAATGTGGCATTCTGCATATCCCGAGGTTTCTAGTTGGCACCAATATTGTCAGCGACAGGTTGATAAAGGTGCTCCGGTGCGTACTGCAATCGGGCGCAGAAGAGAGCTGTTTGGGGAGGAAAATAGGGTGCAGATTTTTAGCAACAACACCATCCAAGGTGGGTGCGCAGATATCATGAAAGCTGCACTAATTTCAATTTATTATCAACTACCAAAAGGCGCAAAATTGGTCGCCACTATACACGACGAAGTGCTGGTGGAATGTTTGCCTGAGCAAGGTGAAGAGGTGTTAGGAGTTGTTATTGGAGAGATGGAGGACGCTGCGGCACCCCTGCTGAGGGGTGCTGTGACCATGAAGGCTGAGGGTGGGATTGTCAGTAGCTGGGCTGGCAAATGAGTAGCAGTTCACTTAAGGAATTGTTGTTGCGGGCCGCTACTAGACACATCAGAGGCGAAGAACCACGTTCACCACCACCTTGCGCTCAATTACCACGCGCTCCACCAAATGCAAATACAGCTCCCGAAGTTCTTGCGGATCAAGTTGTGTCCACACAAGAGGGTCCGCAAATGCTTTCAGTAACTCAGGGTCTGGGGCAGTCCCCGTCTGTAAAACCGCGTCCAGTCGTGCTTCCTTTGCTTTGATAGCTGGGGTTAGATCGTCGTCGTTCATCGCTCGTAGCTTTGCGATTTCGGCCCTGATCACCTCGGCCTGCGGGTTTTCTTCCACTACATAATCGGCCAGTTGGGCGGCGCGGCTGCACAATGCCGCAGCGATGGCTTCGACTACAGCACTGTCGTGGGTGGTTTTATAGCGGCTGTTGCATATCGTTTGTTTGCACATGATTCGGTCCTTCCCGCTGCCGTGTGCTCCGACGATGGACATGCGTTTTCCGCACTCAGCGCAAACGCATAGGCCCGTCAGTAGCCGTGGTGGATGTGTGGATGCGCCGCCCCAGCTCAACTTGTTAATCTCTCGTTGATGTACAAACAATAAATAGTCGCTTTGACTTAATAAGGCTTGGTGGGTATTCCATACAACTGATGTGTAGGTGAGGTCGCGTTTGCGGTGGTATCCAAGTCCTCCCCGCAATATAGGGTTAAGCAGCCATTGGCGGACGGCGGATAAGCACGACAGGGGGATTGATCCTTGGTCTGTTTGCTTCCATTGTTCGAGGGCTTTTGTCATGCGCCAACTGCATTTCTTCAACACTTCGATGAAAAGTTGGGCTCTGTGAAATTCAACTGGGTGCGGAATTAATGCAGATTTGTCTTCCTTTAATTGGTAGCCCCAGGCAATCTGTCCGCGTAATGGTTTGTTTAATTTGCGGCCCTGCTCATAGCCAGCTCTGATTCGCATTGAAATCATTCGGCTTTCAACCTCTGCCATTGAGGTTGCGATCCGACTCATTAAGAAGCCCTGCGGGGTGAGGGAATCAACCGTGCCTCCGTCGAGGCAGGTGATTGCAACCCCTCTTTTGGCCGCGACTGCCAGGAAAGCATCGGTTGCAGAGGCATCCCGGCCCAGCCGGTCGATTCTGGTACACACAACTTCATCAACTTTTTTGGTGTCGATGAGGTGTAGTAATTCGTTAAACCCAGAACGGCAGTTGGACAGGCCGCTTTCAACGTCTTCAACAATGCGACACACCCCTGCAGCAGCGATGCGACCACGTTGGTTTTGTAGCGCAGATAACTGTTCCTCTGTATCGGTTGATACACGAATGTATCCGACGCGGATCGGTTTTGCCATGAAATAATGCTAGCCCGGTTGCGTTCTTGTAGCGAACGGGTACTGTGTGGATGCACTCAGCAGAAAAAGCTTGAAAACGACTGCCCCAGAACGCCTTTCACTGGTGGCGTCCTGCTGCGGAGAAGAGTGTATGCAAATTCGGCATTTTTGTGACCGTTTATCGGATACCTCTTTTTCCGGCGATCCGGACGACATTGCAGAAATCCACACCGCCCTGCTAGCAGTGCGAAATGCCCTTCACGGCATTCGCTACGTGTGCGAACACGAAGTGAAAAGGACGGGATTATGAATCCTGAAGACATTGTTAACTCGCCCAGTCACTACACCTCCGGGCAGATTGAGTGCATTGAGGCGATCCAATCAGCCCTAACCCATGAGGAGTACCGGGGCTACCTCAAAGGCAACATCCTCAAGTACATCTGGCGAGAACGCCTAAAAAACGGTTCTCAGGATGTGGAGAAGAGTGTTTGGTACTCCAAAGAACTAGTTCGTGCAATCAACCGCATAAGTGAATTAGATGCTGTGCCCTAGTTGTTGCGGAAAGTATTCCAGAACTGCCAGAGCACATCACGACACTTCAGATACACAATTGCATCATCGTATTTGCAAACATTGCAATCACAAATGGTGGACGGTTGAAGTGTCTTTGCCGCTAAACGCAGTTCAAATACTTAATGGTGAACCAACTCGCACTCTTCTTTTTGAGGAGTTGCGATTTACCAGCAGGGGCAGTACTCCGAGTGCTGCATCAAATCGCTGGAAAAACATTCACACAGGAAACCTTGGTTAACTACACGCAATCATGACTAACAGCTTAGATGTGTTTATTAGGGAATGCCTTCGCCACCCCCTGCTAACTGCAGAGGAGGAATTGATTCTGGGCCGGCAGGTTCAGGAATCCATCCCCCTGATTAAGGAGGCCAAGACCCGCGCACTCACTCCAAAGGAGAAACGCATTGTGCGGGTGGGCGCCAAGGCACGGGAGCGCATGATTAATGCAAACTTGCGTCTTGTCGTAAGGCTGGCGGGTAAGTACGGGCGGATTGCTCGGCATTTATCAGCGCTTGACCTTGTGCAGGAGGGGTGTCTCGGGCTGGTGCGGGCAGTCGAGAAATTTGATCCCACCCGTGGCTACAAGTTCTCCACCTACTCGTTTTGGTGGATACGGCAGGCGGTCTCTCGCGCTTTAAACCAAATGGATCAGGACATCAGAATCCCGTACTCAATCGCGGATCGCCTACCCCGGCTGGGGACGGCAACCCAACGGCTTACCCAGGAATTAGGTCGCGCCCCAACCCGCAAGGAACTGGCAGCTGATATCCAAATGCCCGATGCAGAGTTGGCCTTGCTGATAAGTCGCAGTCAGCGGGTCACCAGCTTGGACAAACACTTTCGGGAAGACGGCCTCGCGTTAGTCGATCTGATACCAGACCCCAAAAGCAACCAGGACAACACCGTCTACTTCGATGAACTAGAGCAGCTGAAACACGCGCTCAAATTCTTAGATGATGAGGAGCGATTGCTGGTGTGCCACCGGTATGAAATAGAAGGCGCCACCAAAATAACGCTTAAGGATTGGGCACACCGGATGGGCTATAGCCGCCAACATGCTTCGGACGTTGAGCGCAGGGCGATGAGTAAATTGCGCCGCGCCGTACGCAGCTTTGCGTTTATGAGTTCTGTGGAGCGGGAGCAGCAAAACACCAGAATTAAACCGCCTTTGGCTTACGCGATGAGCTGAAAACACAGCAACCTAGTACGCACATAAATCAGGCACATAATGGAACCGACGATCAGAAGAACAGTGGACGCAGCAGGCAAGACTCTATGGGTGGTGGACGGCTGCGGCATTCGGCTTACTCATCATCAAGATTGGCAAGCCCAGGTATATCTACACCAGTTGCAAATAACGGCTGGTGTATCCAAAGGTGTAGATCCGCTTCACGTTCTGCTGTCCACTGCGGATGTGATCGAAACCACGCAAACACTTCTTGCGAAGCCTTAGCCCTATTGCAGTTGCCACACGCAGGGATTAGGTTTTGGGTGTTAGTCATGCCGCCTTTTGATCGCGGCTTTATGTGATCTAGCGTTACTGGATTTTCCGCCCCGCAATATGCGCAGCGATGTTGCCAAGCAGAGAATATGTGATCTCTAAATAAGCGTTTGGCTTCACGCTTGTTGAAAAGCTGTGTCTCCGCTATCCAGTGGTTCACAGTCACTTTCTGGGGGTAAAGGGCGGGGGAAAACTGATAATTCGAGTAAATGATCGTCGCTATAAGCAAGCTCGCACAGTCGCGCATACAAGTTTTCCGCCACGTCTTCACCGTCCAAATCGCTGTCTACCAGCACCTGCATCTCAATATCTACTAAATAACGCATTATGGTTCCGCCATAATCGCCCAGCCGGTGCCAGGCTCTACCTCCCAACGCGGGAGCCAATTTGCTCGGCTATAAGCCAAACCTGCACCCTTTGAGTTTTTGTAAAACCCCTCCTTCACCGACATTTCTCCCCACGGGTCGTGGACGATGAGCGATGTCTTTGTGAAGCCAATCACTGTTAACCAGTGGCCGAAACCTGTGGGGTCTTGGCTGGTGCCGTGATGCAGAAAACCGCAAGGAATTGGGACGCCTTTATTTATTTGGCGTTCCAGGTCGATAACACTTGCGTTCTGTGTGAATCTTGCTGTGATCCCGTAACTGCGTAAGGCTCGAAGCTGCGCAACAGCATCGGTGGAATCGCCAAACGTTTGCACACGTTTTAGATATTGATCATCGGCATTTGGTCCTGTGATTACACCGGGTTTTAACGCCGCAACTAACATTGCGCAGCTGGAGCTAAAACACATCCGCATTGCCTGGCCGGCTTCGTTGCTATCGCGCTGGCTGTAGTAAGGCACTCGCAACGGATTGCCAGTGGGATGTGGGCTGGGCAATCTCGCAATTGGTGATTGCTCCGTCATCAACGCAATCAACTTGTCTGCATAGCTGGGGTCTGTTGCATACCCCTGCTGCACTAAAGCCTTGGCAGCTAAATTGCGATTAAGTTGGTTATTAACACCTACGTGTTGCTTGTAATCTTTATACCAACGGTCAACAATGTATTGAACGCATGTTGATATGTCGGGGAAGTTTAGAAAGTCGTCTTTTATTGTGATCCAGTCGCCGTTAACAAATTCCTGCGTTTCCTTGCTGGTGCCGGAGCCCTTAAGGCCGAAGTAGTTGTGGCTGCCGCTCAGCTTTTGGCCCCAGGAACTTTCCAGCGCCCACTGGGCCGCAACAAGTTCGGGGAATGCAGCGCCCGCCTTGCCCGCTGCGGCCAAAATGCCGTCCCAGGTGTTGGTGATTCCCACCCCAGCTTTCGGTAATGGTGCGGCCCGAAATAGCAAGGCAAATTCAATTTGCTGCTGTTCGGTCATGGCATCTTCCAGCCACTTCCACGCCGCTAATTGGTGGGGTTCTCCCTTGGTGAACTTGACCGCATCAGTTAGGCGGATTGGGCGTTGTACGCTCATCTGAGTTGGGTGTGGGGTGGGTTTCTAACCAAGGTGAGTGGATTCTTAATTCGCCCATTGGCTCGTCGCTAAAGATGACTACAGGGCTGGGGTCATGAGCAGCCCACGCCTTGTGGATGTCGGCGATCTGTACGTCTACATCTCGCAGAGTGTTCTCTGTTTTCCACTCGGTCCAGTCGGAGAATGTATGCGCAAGTAGCGCGGTTATTAAGTTGTTGTTGCGGAGGTCGGGGGTGCGTTTGCACAACAGGAGGACGATTTCGTGCAAAATCGCCGCCCATTTGCGGTAGACCCCCGGCTTCACTTCAGCCTTGCGTAGGGGAACACGGATCTCAGTACGTTGAGGATTTCCTGAACGATGCCGTTGCCTTTCAAGGGTGTGAACGGCAGGATTTCACTGATTACGAGCAGCACTAACGCGATGACGGCGGTGGTTTCCATTGGGAACCTGCGGGTGCTCTAAGTTGCCGGTTAGCGGTTGCGTTGCATCTCAAGGGAGCGGACGCGGCGCTCAATGTCGGTAAGTCTCTCTTTGCTGTCTACTTTTAATTCGCGCACGTCTTCCAACACCGTGAGTAAGCCTGTTTCGATCTTGGTTACTTGTAGGAATAGCCCGCACAACCCAATTACAGCTGCGACTAAAAGTGCCGGGACGCTTTGCACCATCCATCCTTGGGAGCTGGGGTCGGCAGAAGGCGGGATATCTTCAGGCACCAGCTTCGAGGGGTAGAGGCAGTTGCGCTAGGTTGCCCCCGGCCATCTGTTATCCGGGCACTTAGCCGCAGCGGCTCGCATCTT